CACTTCGTTTCCCCATACCCCTCTCCCTAGGAGAATGCGCGACTCTACCCGATTTTAATAAGATTCTGTGCTCACACCCGTCTCCTGTGGAGATCGGTGTGAATACCATTTATTATAAAGATACCCTTTCTGACTATAAAGATACAAGTCTGCTCCTATGGAAGGGGGTATGGGGGCAGAATGCCTCCATAGGGGTGTGGGGGCGCTCCGCGCCTCCACTTAGATACCCAACGCATACACCGTCTCCGCATCGACTGGATCACGCGTGATAAACGACTGAAAGATCGGGCGACGAAGTTGTTCTTTCGGAATCGCTCCATGAACATCCTGCGCAATCCGAATGTAAAGATCAAATCCCTCATATTTCTCATTTCCCTCTTCATCCTCATAAATGGTGCGACCCTTATCATCCACCATCCAGCTCCAAAGCAGATTGTAGAGCGGTGACTTGGTTTCATACACTTTCCACGATCCCTCTTGGCTCATCACGGAAACTCCCTTTCCCTTCTTTTTCGGAGGAATGTCATCAAACATACCATCCATCAAACTAACAGCTAGTCGGCACAAATCAAACGATGGATTTGGCGGGTGCTTCGCTTTCTTGTGATCAAAGAAGGGTCCAAAATTGTATTGATCTCCCGCATCCTGATCAGGCCAATGATCATCCGAGACCCATAGGCGGCGTCCAAGACGGAAAATGGAACGGCCAAAATCAATAATGCTAAAGATCTTTCCAAAGGTCGGAACTTTCCACACCGTCCCATCGCGCTCTTTGTAATAGAGAAACGGTTGGTCGGTTCGTCTCCATACGATATTATTCGAGTGAAGATCGTTGTGAGTGAAACAAATGGCCTTCTGTAAAAAGGTCAACACCGCGACCACTTGGAACAACCAGGCGGACCATCGCGATTCCCATCCTGGCGATCCACGTTCCTCTCCATCCAACGAATCATCATTCAACAAGTCGTCCATGACACCCTCCTGTGCCTCCTGATTAATAAAGATAACGGGCATATTGGGAATGGTCAGGCAAATGTCCAAATCTACTTCCTCGGAACCAGACGACCCTGATGATCCAGATTCAGACAACCCAGACGATCGAGAGGATCGAGAGGACCGAGAGGATCGAGAGGACCGAGATGAATGCGAAGAATGCGAGGAAGGAGTCGACGAGGAGGAGCGGGATGATCCAATGGTTAGCCCTGTCACCTTTTGATGAAGTTCATAAATCGTGTCTGCATTGTCCGTATCTTCTTCGATCGTATCAAACGTAAACGAATGAACTGACTCCACATCCGTATTGTCTTCCACGCCATCTAAAGGAGAGATGGTCACCATCTCCTCGTCGTCAAAAGGGCAGGTTACCAATTCACGACAAATCTCTTCTAGATCGGGGTGCGAACAATCTCCTTTCATCACTGTGAGAAAAGCACGATAGGACTCCATCCCTTTCCAAAACCATCGGCACTGGCGATAGGAATCGTATTCGGGTGTGATGTTGTATTGATACTTGTTACTGATCCCTGTCATGGCTCCATAGGACAGCACGCAGTGCGGTGTCATATTCGTTTCACGAAACCGACTCAGAACGAAATTCGCCACTGCATCCACATAGGCCTGATTGTTATGCCGATGAAGTGCATGAAGGGTCTGTTTCCAGGCCTTTTCGCTTTGAGGAAGAAGAGGGTGTTCAGGGCACACGTATTTCTCCTTGATCAGATCAATCGGATTCAAGAGGTGGACGATTTTAGTATAGACGTTGCATGATTCTGATTCGGTGGTCGCCGATCGACGTCGAGCCTTCCAGAATTTTGGACGATCCTCTTTCTCCCATTCTTCAATCCAATACTGACTAGGGAGTTCAGCATCTTTTGCATTCATCTCGGGCACTGCAAAGTAATCCATGGCGGGAAAGTATCGTTGAAGATGGGAATAATCGGAAAAAGTGGTGCGATCATGTTCCGTCAAGGGACGACTTCGGCAGGGCTGTTGGAGGAGTGTCTTGCGGACAGCCTTCATCTCCTTCCGTCAAAGACTTATGAATGTGTTTCTATGGCGCACCTTAAAACAGGTGATACTCTAGAAATCAAGATGGCGGCACAAGGAGGAGTAAATGTCAGTCTCCGGAAGTTTGTAATGAAATCCATTCCACAAGATGCGGTTGCCGTTTTTATTGGTCGCCGACGTACCGGTAAGTCCACTCTCGTTCGCGATTTATTGTTCCATCACCAAGATCTTCCCATGGGATGCGTCATTTCAGGAACGGAAGAGTCGAACGGTTTCTTTAAAAAGATCGTCCCACCGATGTTCATTCACGGCGAATACAATGCGGTCATTCTGGCCAACTTTGTCAAGCGACAAAAACTGGTCATGCAGAAGATTCAACAAAACGAAGAGAAGGGGATCAAAGCCGCCATTGACCCCCGTGCCTTTCTCATTCTGGATGACTGTATGTATGACGACTCATGGACTCATGATAAGAACATTCGCTATCTGTTTATGAATGGTCGATGGCTCAAAGTATTCTTCATCATTACCATGCAGTTTCCCCTCGGCATTCAGCCCGCCCTTCGAACCAACGTAGACTATGTCTTCATTTTGCGAGAGCCCTATATGAATAACCGACAGCGTCTCTATCAAAACTACGGGTCTGCATTCCCCTCCTTCGAGTTCTTCTGTCAAATGATGGACCAGTGCACACAAAACTACGAATGTTTGGTCATTAATAACAATACACAGAGCAATAAACTGGAAGACACCATCTTTTGGTATAAGGCAGAAGTTCATGGCGAGTTCAAGATGGGTGCGCCTGAATTGTGGAGGCAATCCGAAATGCTCGCTCGTATCAAAGAGGAGGAGCAGGTGAACGATTTCGATCCGAGAGCCAATATGAAACTCCGAGGACCGGCCATCAACGTTCAGAAGAAATGGTAACGGCTCACAACGCTTCGCAACACAACGCTTCGCAACACAACGCAACACTTCGCAATGCATAGTAAAAAACCTCTCCTACGGCTAGAAGATGGCGAACCCGAAAGCGATGGGCATTGGTGCAATGCTTTTACTCCTTGTCCTTATTGTTGCATTTTTGCCTGCTCTCATCCGTTATATTGGAGAGGTAGAAGTTCATTACATTGTGTCTGGCTTTGAGGATATGGTGGAAGAAAAGGCGCAAGCGCAGCACCAGGCACAAGAGCACGCCCAAGAGCAGCAAGAGAGCGCCTTTGTGAACCATGATCAGGCCTTTATTGATGTTCCCTCCGCGGCACGAGGGATGAGTCTTGCCACAGGACATGCGGACCCGTTTTGCCGCAAGGCCTGCCCTGAAGGGAGCTTCTGCGATGGTCACTCCGATTCTTGCGTCCCCAACTATGTGGGAGGTAATGTCCCGTCGGATGGATATTACGCGTAAATCAGGCGAAAGATAGGAAACGCTTTTTTTCATAAAAAAGTATTTGGTATCTCATGATTGTTGTCTGTTGATATAAGATTACGGCAGAATCGTGACATTCTTGGGTTCCTCTTCCTTCGAATCATCCACACGTTCGATAGTCACCACCGGCTTCTCCATCTTTCGCTGAAGGGCCAGATCCGAACCTCCAAACATGCCATCCATGGAATCAGAGGCTCCCTTCGTGGATGAACCAAATACCTGCTTGGAACCCTTGCTACGCTCCTCAAACGCCTTCTCGCGTGAATCCTCGTTTTCCTTGTATTTCTTCATCAGCGTATTGAGCTGATCATTGTTATACTCCTGGTCCTTGACCTCATTCGGAGACGGGTCCCACGGCGTCCACTTGCCCACATCACCCATAAAGATATTGTGATACTTGTCCTTGCCCTGGAGCTTCTTTGCCTTGATCTCAGCCTCCTTCTGGTTCCCAAACACACCGCGGATCTTCACACCACGGATGCTCGTGCGAAACTCATTCTTGACATAGAACTCCTCCTCCAATGCAGTCTTCTTCGCAAATAGGAAGTCGTCGTATGCCGTGACCAGCGCAGAAGAGGTCACCTTCTCCTGATTCTTCTGGACATAGGCGCTATACTGGCTCATCACATCATCCACACGAAGACGGTTCTTACGGCAGATCTCAGCGGCCTCTTGTAGATCCTTCTTGTCCAACTCCTTCGATTTCTCATCCAGCTCTGCGTTGATATGCTTCACGGTATCCACGAGAAATCCCTCCAGGTTCTTCAGCTTCCAATCCACCTCATAGGTCTTCAGGAAGGACTCAAAAAA